AGTTCAACGTATATGTAGTTGTCCCACATGCGAACTTGAGAGAATACATCCTCGTAATTCACCTTAGCATCATAAGCCATAGTGAATGCAAGGTCAAGTAGTTTCATCTTATCATCAAGTTGATCTACTAACCTAACGTCATGGATGTTGTAATCAATAAACTTCTGCCAATCATTCTGATAGAACTCTTTAAATGTATCATACTCAGAGTGATCTAACTTTCTCGCTCCAAGCTCAACCATACAGATGTGATCAAGCCTATAACTTTCTTGGTTTGTATAAGTGAATTTCCTGTATAGTTCGAGGTAATCCAGAGTAGATACTCCTGGAAGATCGTAAGCGATTTGCTTTCTTCCTTTGATATAAATCTCTCGTCTAGATATAAGCCTCCACGGGCTAAGATAACGAGCATACTTCTCACCGAGAATCCTAGAAATACGACCAGCGATATAGGGAATATCAAAAAGTTGTACGTTCCAACCTGTAATAACATCAGGAAAATTTTCATTCCAGTACTCCAAAAATGCTGATAGCATAGACTGTTCAGTTTTAAAGTGAAGGTAGTCTACGTCATCATGCTTATTATCAAACGCTCTAGCCCCAAAGACAATAATACGACCAGTAAAGGAATCCTTAATACTGATCGCTAGTATCTCTTGGTCTGCTGCTTCTATATCAGGGAACCCATTCTCTGCAGCAGTTTCAATATCAATGTTGAATACCCTAATAGTTTTAGGATCAAACTTTATATGTTCATCAGAATATTCCTCTGCGATATACTGATAAAGGTATCTTGTGTTACCATACACTTCCATGTTAGCAACATCTCTATACCTCATTATAGTTTCCTTTGCACCTGCAATGGAACCTTGTTTCATAGGCTCTACACACTTCCCCTCAAGGGTTCTCCATTTGGAGTAGTTAGATGTTGGGAGATATAAAGTAGGATTAAATGGAACCCTATCTTTAAATGCCTTGCCTCCCTCATAACCACGGACAAGAAGGTTTTGACCTGCTTGCTCAACATTGGTGTAAAATTTCATTCAGTAAGTAGTTCTTTTGCCTCTGCTGTATTTAATACTTCATCTGTTGGAGTGACCATCACTATTATATCAGTAGATCTAACAACTAGTTGATAATCTGCTGAATGTTTTGGCCACCTAACACCATCTAAAGTAATAGGATCCTCTAGAATACAATCTGGTTGACCATATTCTGCCTCTGGTATCTCGGATACATCAGCAAGGATCCAGGGTTCATTATTCAGTCGTAGTAGTTTCTTCATTAGTCTCTTCTATTGGTTCACTGTCTGCTAGAATTTTCTGTTCGTATGCTGTCTGCACTGCAGTCTTAGCACTACTAATTATACCAATCAAATCAAACCCAACATTAAACTGTCTATCATCTGTAAATGGATTCCACTTCTTAAAGTTAATATTATAACCTTCTTCAGTTTCATTTACAACATGCAGTGTATAAGGATCTGTAAATGCTAGGCATATAGGCTTCTCACCTTTCTCCTTAGAGTCTTGATCATGATAAACTTCTCCAACTTCAGCAATGACTTGCTCGTTGGAATACTTCATGTTAATAACTTGTATGGCCATAATTAAGAATGTTCTGTAAGTTCGGTGTACATAATTGATACTTCTTCTCCAACAAACTGGTAATCTTTTACATGAAATTCGTCAAGATATATCTTCTCGATATCTTCCCTAACATCATTCACACTAACAACACTATAAAGGTTCAAACGAAACTGTTGATGTTTTGCAAAAGGACTCCAAGGAGAAAAAGATACTTTCAATTCAGGTTCATTAGTCTGAAATTTCTGAGTAGTTGGAATACCTTTAGAGACTGTAAGAATTTGAGGATGTATCATGATATACCCTAGGGTAGTAGCAATTTCATTTTCATTAGGTTTGCCTCTAATCTCATGAAGTTCAGCTACTACTCTCTCACCAGTATTAAGAACAATAAGTTTAATGCTCATATTCTAAGGGTTGTACCTAGACATTATAAAGGGGAACTCGACAAAAGTCAAGCTCCCCTTTGATCATAATAAAATACCACTACTCAACTAAGAGACCTGAGCCTCTAACTTTTCTCTGGTAGCACCTGTGCCGAACCAGAATTTCTTTTGCTGATTCTCTGGAAGAATCTTAGTAAGATTCACAACCAGTAATCCATCTTTATAATCAACATTCTCAACTTCAATAGAGTCTCCTAGTTGCCAACTCCTATCAAATGACCTGGTAGCAATACCCTTATGGGCATAGGTTCTCTCATCCTTTTCTTCCGTGGATGCTTTAACTGTTAAGATGTTTTGTTCGGTGGTAACTTCGATATCTTCTCTTGAAAATCCAGCAAGAGCGATCTCCAAAGTGGTTCTACCATCAGTTCCATGAAAAACATTGTAGGGCGGATAATTCTGTCCAGCTTCTGCAAGTCTTTCGAGTCTGTTGAATGTTTCATCGAATCCTAATTGAAATGGGCTATAGGTTTCCCAGTATGATCTACGCATGGTGTCCTCCTTAAAGCGACTTAGTTAATGTGACCCCGAAGGCATCACACTACTATTTAAGCAGTGGTGGACTAAAATTGCTATGCGGTAAACCAGAAAACTGAGTACGGATCTTAATACTCTTCCGAGTTTTTATAATGATCCCACACCCTTGGAAATTCTTGTGGGTGAAATACTCTGTATGAATAGACCTGAGAATATCTCACGAAGTCTTCTTTATAATTTCTAGAATCCCATTCTGGTTTATGGAAAAATAAAGAAGGATAAAATGTACAACTATTATACTCTGGTTCCATAGTAAGATATTTGTACCATCCTCTTTCTACAAAGAAGCTATCAATTTTATCTGGATCCCATGTTACACTCTTAACACTAGCAGGTGCTGAAGTATTTCTAGAACGACCATAGTATACTGGATGCTGACCATCACTTAAATTATAATAGAACTCTGTTCCAGCAGGATTATCATCAGTCAACCAAACATTAAAAGCATAACTAAATGGATCAGAATGAGGAACCATACTTGCTGCACTAATATCCATATGTTTCCAATGGGTATTACAGTATGTCTGCCAAGTTGAATATGATTCATCATTGTTATCAAATTTACTTCTTTCAATGACTGGAAATCTATATGTGCTTAGTATACCATATAGGTAATCGTATACCTTTGTTAAGGCAGACATTAATGGCATAGGAAAATGCTGCTGTGATCCAGGAGATATAGTAGCACTCTGAGGAACTACTGGAAATTTTTGTAAAAATTCTTTTACTGCTACTGGATCTTTGTAGAAGTTTTTAATACACCCCCACTTCAGTGTGGAATCTTTATGGATGTAAATATGTTCTTCTGCTTTATCTGATATTTCAAATGTTTTATCAATTACATCTTGAGTTAATATTATAAAGTCTGATAACATTATGGTTTCTTCTTACCAATATTATACTTAGACTCTAGAGTCCATTCACCTTTCTCTTTAAAAGATATAACTTTAATCTGATTTAATGGTGCGAGCTCACCAACACCATCCTGGTTTATAATAGTAACTAATCCCCAATCAGATAACAACTGAGTTATACGATTTCTACGTTGAATATCATTCAACGTAATGTTAGTGTTCTTACCATCAAGTGCGAAGAGTTCCTTGAAGTGAACTATGTAATACTTTCCTTGCTTATGCAAGATGTGACAAGACTGATATATCTTTCTTTCTTTTCTAGAAGCAACACCAATTCTTGTTAGTGTCTCACGAACCTTTAGGAAATCATCTGGTTCTTTAAGACCAACCTCAATCATATCAGATTGTTTCCACTGGATCTCAGTATCAACGGACATTATTTTCCACCTTTATTCAATGATCTTTTTATATGTTCGAGTTGATCTGTTGATAATACCCTGATTACTTCTAGAGCCTTGGTATAGCTATACCCATAATACTCACGAACTTCATCAAGATAATCAATCGACTCTTTCTTAGACCAAGGAGAGAATCTCTTTCTAGGTCTCAGACTATTTATATAAAAGTCGTATTGCATACGCTTGGATATATGCCAATTCATATTCATCTCATTAGCAAACAACACAGTGTCTGTAAAGGATGATAAGCACTTATTAATAATCCATGTAGGATATGAGTTCTCCAAAGATGGATCCTCATCCATCATATTCTTTTTAGTTTGGTTGATACTATACAACCATGCACTTAGTTTGGGCTTGCTCATATGCTAAATCATTAATTACTAAAGGAAGCAGTCTATATTCTGCTCGTTGGATACGATGTTGTAATGTCTCTACAGTATCATCAGGACAAATAGGAACCCTTGACTGTTGTATTATATCACCACCGTCAAGTTCTTCGTTAACATAGTGGACAGTACATCCAGTCTCTGTATCACCTGATTCTAATGCTTGTTCTACTGCATGTAAACCCTTGTACTTAGGAAGTAGTGATGGGTGTACATTTATTACAGGACATGGAAACTCAGATGGTTTCCTAAGAACTCTCATGTAACCTGCTAATACAACAAGATCAACTCTCCAGGCTTTGAAGAGTTGAATCATAGAATCTTCATCTTTGTGTGCTATCCTCACGTGAGGAATTCCAAACTTTGCTGCTCTCGCTACAGCACCGCATTCTTTTGTATTGTGTATCATCAACACAATCTCATGTTTCATCTGAGGGTAACGAACTATGTTCTCGAAGTTGGTTCCGTTTCCAGAACACATAACGCCTAATCTCATTAGAAATGATCCTCCAGTCCTTCTTGTGGTTTAGGTTTCCAGTCCTTACCATAATATTTTTCTAGAATATTATGATGTGGTGCATCTGTCCCTACCACTAATTTTTTAGGTGGTGGGGGTGGGAACATTTCTAGTTGTATCTCTGGTATAGAATAAGTGTCTCCACTCTTTCTATGATGACACCAATAGAATGTACCATCTTCTTTTTTATATAAGTGGTCTGCTTCATGTGGACTCAACAGAACCATCTTAACTATCTTGTCTCCTTTCTCATTCATAGACATCATAAGGACCGTTAAGTTTCTTTTGATGTTCCCTCTCATCAAGAACCTCATTGATTAAATCTTTGAGCTCTTGCCTAAGTTTAGGTTCAATAGGAGTATCTATTTCTCCCATGTGAGTAACTCCTTATACTTATGGTATAATTGGCCACACTTCGGTTCTGTGTCACGAGACTTCCACAATTGATTTATGATCTCTCGCATGTCATCCACAGGGACAACAACAGATAGAGGTTCATTCTCTTCAGTGATAATAACTTCAGACATTAGTTGAAAACTGCGTTAACAGACATAACTTTTGCATTAGGATTTCTAGCCAATGCTACTTGCCTAGCTTCCTCATAATTTCTAGCGATCACAGTCTCACTAAAGACTGTTCCAGCGACATAGAGTTTGACTTCACACTTCATAATTTGTAAGGACTAGTTCCTTCCTTGTTGCTTGATCTATATTATAGCACCCTACGCTCCTCATGGTGTAAGTATGTGCAAATTCCCCAACTGTCCACTCCTTGAAACGATCCTTAACAATCTGGTCAGAGTTGTAAGATATTAACATGTTGGAAGTATACTCATCACAATCAGCAGCAAACTTATCATGATCAAACTTCTTATGCATACCACCCTTTCTACCATAGAGATTATCTTTGATATCATATGGTGGATCCATGTATATAAAGTGTCTCTTTCTATCCCAGTCAGCACACAACAATCTCTCGTATGAATGACTGGTTATAATCCAACTCTGTATCAGTTCCTGGTAACCAGTAAGCTTTTCGATTCCTCTAATTGAGAAGTTGGACTCGGATGCTTGTTCACTAAATGATGAAGACTCAGTGAGACCACTGAAGCTACACTTATTAACGATATAAAAAGCGATGGCACGATCAAGTTGAGATTTTTCTGGGTCATTAATAACTTCCTTCATTGATTGGAATAAACATCTAGCAGAATCTGGATTACAATGAACCCCCTTAAGATTCAATATTTCTTTCTGTAGATCTGCACCATTGTGCTGTAGCTCACACCAGAAGTTAAACAATGGTTCATATAAATCATTGACCCATATCTTAATGTTAGGATATCTCTTTGTTACTTCTAATGCTACAGAACCACCACCTATAAATGGTTCACGATATTCACCATAGTCTTTAAGATCAGGGAAGAACTGGAACAGCTTAGATAGTGCTCTAGACTTACCACCTGGATATCTTAAAGGTGTCTTCAAAGATTTGATACTCATTTCCACTCCACTCCCAACATAATCTCAGTTAAACATGCTAAAGTATTAATCTCTTGGTCAGCAACAAAGTTTATCTGATACTGATACTTTGCTATGATGATAACAATGTTTGGTACAGAACGACCAGTAGCATGTTCGTACATTGTATCATAGATCCTTCTCATAATGTGATGGGGATCATGATCCATGTGTTGAGTTACCCACTCCTTGACCAACTTATAGTTACGATCCTTCATTGCTTTAATGAGATCATAAGCATTGATGTCTGCTATATCTGTTAGGATATCTGCCTCTATCTTACCCTTAGCTGCATGTCTCTGTGTCTCATTAAGTAACCTTCTCCAGTCAGGATAATATCTCTTAATCAGTTTAGCAGTAACCTTATCACTAGACTCAACAGACTCACTTTTAAGTATCTCTCTGAGTCTCTCAAAGAACTGAGAACTTAGTTCTGTCTTCTCAGCATTATTGATCTTGAAATCAATAACAGTGCATCTAGATTTGATAGGATCTATCAAACGATTAACAAAGTTACAAGTAAAGATAAACCTACAGTTCTTATGATACTCCTCTATTGCTGCTCTAAGGATCATCTGAACATCTTGAGTCATATTGTCTGCCTCATCCAGTATGACCACCTTGTGAGTCTTTGTAGAGGTCAAAGAGACTGTAGTAGCAAATTGCTTTACTCTAGTTCGGATAGTATCAATTGATCTACCCTCGTCTGATCCATTAATAATAATGTAAGAAGCACCTAACTGATCACACAAAGCTCGAGCTACTGTGGTCTTACCTATACCAGCACTACCAGATAATAAAAGGTTAGGAATCTCACCTTGATCTAGAAAACCAAGGAAAGATTTCTTTAAACCATCTGGTAGGATACAATCATCAATAGTCTTGGGTCGGTATTTCTCAACCCAAAGGAATTCAGTTTTCATCAGGTTCCATTTGAATAACACCACTCGATCTCATCTCGTGGTATCGATTACGAATCTGGTCTTTAAACCAGGCGGATCTATTACTAGCAAGATCATACTTAACAAGCTCATCCAATATCTTAAGAAGATCTGCTTCTTGTTTAGTAAATGATATGTTAATGATTAACTTCTTTTCACTCATTGTGGTTCTAAAGCAACGTAATACTTTAAGTTAACATCCTGAGATCCCTCCCAATCACTAACAACCCATTCGGATAATAGTTGTTCTGATACAGCTACCCTATAGGATGCCTTATTATATACACGTAAGTTATCAACCTTCATGTTGAGATCATACTCACCTGTAGTGGTAGCATTAGGTAGATCAAATCTACATGAGTTACTGGTGTCCATATCCTTATCAGAGAAGTTAATGAAAGCAGCAGTACCATCACTACAGAATGATAGATCCCTGAAACCAAACTTACCTGAGATATTCAATCCCTTATTAAGCAAAGACTTATCTAAGTCAAACCCAATGTTTGAACCAGGAAATCTAACAGACTTATCAGGAGCAACCTTAAGGGTAATCTCTGGATCACTGTAATAGTATTTGATTGCTATGTTATTACCACGAAGAACAACATAGTCATCATTACCAAACTCTAGAGTTGGATCATCTAAGATTCTTAAACCAGATAGAAACTGACTTAAGTCATAGATTGCAAAGTCTTGTGGGAAGTATTCCTCACACTCATACTCTGCTAAGATGTTCTCTGCATTAGAGATAGTCTTGATGATGTTCCCCTTCTTGAATACTATAGAGGAATTAATTGTTGAGAAGTTCTCAAGGACTGAGAACGTAAGCTCTGATAAATGTACTTTACTTGTCATAATCTACGGAAAAAGCGGTAGTCCCTGTCTGGGCAGCATCTGATGCTGCACGTTTATCATTGAAGTGACAAAGTAATACAGCATAGTGGATAATCTTAATGATGTCCTTACGTGCTGTACCCTTCCTATCATACCGTGAAGCATATTTCAATATGTTAGACCTACAGAATGCTTCTGCGTCACCACATGCATCAATCAAATCCAAAGTCTGAATATTGTTTGAAGAGTAGTGAGCTCTGTAAGTCTGGGTTATATAATCTGAAACCTCTTGCAAGATCTCTTTTTCATTGTATTTCAACGGTTCCATACGTATTGTATCTTATCATGATAACATTCAAATTCGATTCCGTCAAGACTTTTTAGCTTAATTTTATGTAAAGGACTAGAAGGAGTTCCCACTCCTTCTAAAATCATTCCAGACCTACCATCAATCAATGTAGCCCAATGTCCTAGGTAACCGTTTTTACTCGCCATCGGATTCCTCCTCTAGATCTACTTTAGCATCAATCTTATCGTATAGATCAACGAAGGACTGCTTAGTCTCTTCATCAAATCTATTTACACATACCTGGATCGCTTTAACACGATTGTTCCAGATTGCGAAGGCACGAATGATGTGTACCAATCTACGTGTTGAGATAACCTCATCAATACCACCGTCACGAAATGTTCTACGGATGATATCAGACCAGTTAGCAAGATTCTCGCAGAACTCTTCATCAAGTACACCTAGGTTAGCAGATACTTTCTCAAGGATCTTCTGCTCGGTCTTAGGAGTAGGATACTCTTGCTCAAAGGTTAAGGCGAATCGCTCAAGGAAGGCTTCGTTGAGCACGTTAGTTCCAATAAAACGTCCATCATCTGAACCCTTACCTTTTGTGTTTGCTGTTGCGATGATGTTGAATCCTGATTTTGGTTGAACGAACCTTCCAACCTTTTTAAGGAAAACACCTTTTCCTTCAAGGATTGATTGAAGGCAGAGGATTTTGTTTGAGGCAAGGTCGATTTCGTCAAGGAGCAAGATAGCTCCTCTGTTGAGAGCTTGAATAACTGGACCATCGTGCCAGACGGTTGCACCGTCAACAAGACGGAACCCACCAATGAGATCATCTTCATCTGTTTCTATTGTAATATTTACTCTAACCAACTCTCTACCCAACTGAGAACATGCTTGCTCTACACTAAGTGTCTTACCATTACCAGAGAGTCCAGTAATGAAAGTAGGATAGAACATCTTGGAACTGATGATTCTCTTTACATCAGAGTAGTTACCAAAAGGTACATAGTTTGGATCTTTTTGTGGAACTAGATTCTGCTCTACTGCTGGTGTTGCTGGTAGTCCCTCGTAGACTCTTTCCAACTTCTCAGCAACAGTAAGGTTCCACTTACCGAGACCAGTTTTAAAATTTTTAAGACGCTTGCTAACAGTTTGATAACCTAGATCAAAGTGAGCAGCAGCTTGACGTAACTGAGATGCATTGATCTCTGTTCCGAATTTTTCTTGTAAGTAACCCTTTATGTCTTCTGTGGTTACTGGTGAAGGTGCGAAAGGCATTTTGGATTTTGTTCTGTATGTTATAAGTATAATGGATTATCTGGATTTGTGGGGGAAGGGAGGACAGTTTGTTAACTGACCATCCCTATGAATGAACTTAGGATCTTCTTGTTGTTGGTCTTACTACCTAACATCTTCTTGAATGCTCTAGAGATATCTGCCTTCTTAGCATTCTCCTTAACTTCAAATTCAACTTCATTTTCTAAAGCTTTATCTTGAAGGGCATAGAGTTCAGTGAATCCCATAGGATTAGGAATAACAACTGCCTTATCCTTTCTCCATTGCTTTTGTATATCATAGTAGTTTGTAGTACTGTAACGATGTACAAAACTTTGTAAGTGTCCACCAGGAAGGATTCTAAACCCTACTATGTTAACACCAGGATTACGATCTTTAACTTGAGTTATCAAAGTCGTTGTTACTTCTGAATAAGAGTCACGGAATTGAGGATAGACTCTACCAGTCTTACGATCACGTAAAGCATTAACCTCACCCATTCTAGAGCAAGATACTCTTTCATCTTCTCCATCGTAACTATAAGTTTTTCTACCATAAGTTATCATGCTACTCTCACCATCAGTAAGAACGCATACATTAACTTTCTCTAGATCATTCTCTTGCTTGAATGTTGGTATGATGCTATTGAGTGAAACAATTGCTTCATTCAATGGAGTACCAGATAGTTCTAATCCCATTGTTGGTGAGTAGAAACTATTTCTATGACCTCGATAGAGCCAAGCTTCTCTCCAAAGATTGATGCACTGTCTCTCATAGTTACGTGCATTACTACGTGATGAGATAAGATTAACCATGTTGAAGTTATTACTATCAACATAGATTTCTCCTACTACAGGTTCAACTTCCTCATTGTCTCTCTCCCATCTGTAATTACCAGGTTGAGTATTAGGATTGTTTTTAATTCTATTAACTATTCTCCACTCATTTGTGAAAGCATAAACTTCAAATGGAATCTGAACTTTCTTACAGAAAGCAGTAAGATTTAATAGCTGCTTAACAGTTGAATAAAGTGTAGGAGCCATAGATCCACTCCAATCTAAAACAAATAAGAGACCATGATTCTTACCATCAGGTAAGACTGTTATCTTCTTGAAAAGGTCTTCGTTATACTTGTAAGTGTGTAACCTTGCTGTGTCCAGTACTCCAGTCCTAGAAGTAGCAGCACGAGCATAAGCACTGGCAGACTTTCTGCATTCAAATTCTTTAACAAGATAGTTAACCTCCTTTTGTGATTGTTTACGAAACTTACGATACTCTTGATCAGGTGAGCTGTAGACAAAAGATTCTACACTACCTTTATGTTCTGGTACATTCTTAGATACAAATTCTTTAAGATGATCAGAACTTTTTACGAACTCTTTTCTAGTAGAATCAATCCAGTCATGTACTTCAGTCCAGTCAACAACAATATTATCTATGTTAAGGTTTTTAGGTAACTCAACATAAGATATTGTACGACTGTTATATTTGTTTGCATTTAATTTTTTGGTTTGCTCATCAAATGCTTTCTGTGTACGTGATTGCTCTGAGTTGTGATCACCACCTCTATTAGATCCTTCTGTAGAATCATCATCACCTTCACCTTCTTCTTCATCATCACCACTTCCATCAGAAGAAGTTTGATCAGTCTCTTCAGTTTCAGGTGTTGCTTCTGACTGCTGATTCTCTAACTCACCAGTTCCTTCTTTAGATGAATTGTTAGGTAGAGATTCTTTTGCAGCATTCTCTTCCATCTGCTTCTGATAAGCATATACTTCCTTTGCAATCTCAATAACTTCTTCAAATGTTTCTGCAGATTCTGCTTTAAGAACAAAGACCATTTCTTCTGCTGTAAATGGAATCATAGCAGTAGCACCAACCTTAGCATTAAGATTGATACGATCAATTAAGATGAAGGTTTTTAAATTCTCACCACCAATCTCGAAGAAATCTCTATCATCAAGCTCTGCATAACCTCTAGCAAAAGTCTTGGTGAGACCAGGATACTTACGCTTCATCAATTTCTCGATGCGTACATCCTCAATCACATTGATATAATCTTTAGGGCAGTCTGCATCTTGTGTCCAATCATAGTTGGGTGTATATAATGCATGTCCTACCTCGTGACCTACTAGAAGATCATACACAGTGTTTGTAGCGAAGTCCCACTGTGGTAATTCAAGTACTCTTCTCTGTACATCAAATGATGCTGTTGTACATGTGCTGTTATGCTCTACTATAAGGTTCTCAGTAGCAAGCAGTCTAGCAAGGTTTCCTTTGATTTCGTGCTGTAGAGTCATGCTGTTCTTTGTTTGATGTACCTATCATACATGATCTTAGGGACACTTCAACCAATAGTGTCCACTTTCTAGACCGTCACATTACCAGCAATGGTGATCCTGTTCTCATCAGAACTATGGTATGGGTTAACCCCATGATGGATCCTAGAGGGGAATAGTATGATAGCACCTTCTGCTGACTTGTCAACCGCCACGTTCTGTATATACACACCACCATAATGAGTAGGGTGTATAAAGTATGGGCATCCTGGAAAAGAATCCTTAGAAGTATTACTA